TTTTCGATTATGTTTAAATTTGCGTTCACCTCGATATCGTACAAGGTTATGAATTGACCGACAGTTAATTTGTCCCACATGGCTTTAAATATATTTTATTGGTTTGATGTTTTTATCTGAAGGAGTACCTGCCCAAATGGCTCTTGGATATCTTGTTCACTACCGAATAGCGCAGGGCATCAAGTGCGTGATTGAAATTATCTACGGGCTTATTGGTCATGTGTCCGTTCTTGTCTTCAATATACTTGTAGTTTCTGAGTTCCTTAATCAGGTTGAAACTGCTTTCGGTTGCGATCAGCTTGTATCTACGAATTATGTCTATGCCTATGTTGATTGATCCCTTGATAGTAGGCTTTACGTTCCACCCCATCCTGTAGATTTCTTCAATGCTTTTCGGCTCTGCTGAATCTGCATAGATTTCGTTACTGCGATCTAGTCCCAATACTTTCATTTCGTTTGCTATGTCCTGATTTGTCATGCCAGTCCTGTAAAGCAATTCATCGACATACATATTGTCATCTAAAATGTAGGTACGAACCAAGCTAGTAGGATCACTTGAGTAACCAAAGTCAAGACCATAGCTTACTAGCTTTGCCTCCTTTGGTATTTCTTTCGTGGTACTGAAAGTATATACTAGGGATCTAGCCTGCCCCCGTTCTCCAAGGCCGTAGACCCTCCAATAGTTTTCATCTATCCCTCTAAGCCTTTCAATTTCTTCTTTGATGACATCGCCTAAAAATGGGTTATCCTTGTAGGTGGTTTGGAAGAAGTCAACATCAGCCCTTGGCAGTACCTGGTCATAGATCCAATGGAACTCTTCACTTGGATTGTAGTCAAGTATCACCTTTTCATTTGTACGGAACAAAAGCTGCGTCCAATCTTCATGAGTCAATTCGTTTGCTTCGTTTGCAAAAAGTAAATCCCTCTTTCTACCCCTGATTTTTTGAGGCATATCCAAAGAAATAAATTCAATAGTATTTTCGTTTAGTCTGTATTCGTTATTGCTCTTGCTGTGGTAGTCTTCAGAGTATATGTCATGATCCTTAAGAATCTGAAAAAAGTCCCGCATCACCGTACCCCTCAAAGCAGGAAAAGACTTTCGGCAGATCGTGATAATCTTCCCCTCGTTCCTTTGGCAGTAAGCAAAGATTATCCATAGCAGGATATTAAAAGTTTTGCCTGATCTAGTACCGCCCTGTTGCACTACTATCTTTGCCGTGCTTTCTTCTAAGTGCCTGAATACTTTGTTTGTCTGGATGCTATTTGTCTGCATCGATTATAGTCACCTCAAAAAGTTTCTTGCCATCTGCCCCTGTCACTTCCTGCCTTTCTACATAGCCTCTGGATTTGCCCTGAGTTTTGAGAAAGAAAATGATGGCAGTAATATCCCCGCCATCAATCTTCTGATCTAGCTTACTTTCGACAAAATCTAGCCTCGTATTCCTGCCTTCGATTACAGCCTGTTCTAAGCCCTCCTGCTCGATCCATTTGTATAGGGTTACTCTATCTACCTGCAATGATCTTGCAGCCGTAGAAAGGTTGCCAAATGCCTTTACGATGGCTTTCTCTATTACAGATGTATCAGGCTTTTTCATAGTGTTGACTTTTGATAATTATAACGCAATTCCGTTCTTTAAGATTACAAGGCTAGGATCTAGTTTTTTCATCCTATCTACTATCACTTGGCAGTACTTCGGGTCTAGTTCCATTCCGTAGCATTTACGCTTGAGTTGGTGACTTGCTACCATTGTAGACCCTGAACCTAGAAACATATCTAAAACCAGACCCTTATCTGGGCAGCTTGATTTTATCGCCCTTTCGCACAAAGGTATTGGCTTAGGTGTTGCGTGACCTCCTTCATCTCCTTGCCTCAAATGTCTTTCAAACTTCCAAACATTGTTAAAATTATCGTGAGTGTTATTAAAATAGGCTCGGCTTAAATAGTATTCTTTTTTAAGTTCCTCGTATTCTTTTTTGAATGCATTTATATTGTTCTCTTGACAATATTTTTTCCAAGAGCTGTATGTTTCTTCAGTTGGCATCATCCACTGACTTTTATCAAACCAATGGCATCCGCTTTTTTCGCTATGCCCCGCCAATCTTTTACAATCCTTAATTGTAAAATTTGCTTTATTTTTTTCTTGATCTAAATAGTTAACTATTGAATCCCAACCATGAAAATAATTATCTGCATTATTATTAAATCCCTGAACTCCTAACATAGCAAATAAACATTTTTCATCTGCAATCGCATAGCTCCTAGTGTTTTCACTATTCTGACCTTGTCCGTTTCCTTTGTCCCAAGTTATCAAATTCCTAAATGTGGCTTTTTGTTCTGAGATGTATGGTTTTAATATCTCAGAATAAATATCCATTAAAGGCTCATCTATTCCCCAACAATACCAACTCCCGCTTTCTTTAAGGTGCATAAATTGCAAGGCAATCCATTCACGATTAAAATCAAGAAGGTCATCATAATTAAGATTGTCATTAAGTACCCCATCCTTTTCTTTTTTCATTCCATAGGGTGGATCGTTGTGGGCCATGTCCGCCTTTTCTCCTTGCATAAGCTTTTCAACCGCATCGCTATCGGTACTATCGCCACATAATAAACGATGCTCGCCTATCTCAATTAAATCACCAAGGACAATATCTGTTTGCAGTCCCTCTGGCATCTCGTAATCGTCTTCCTCTGCTGCTGCTAGTTCGGTCACTCCAAAGTCTGGAATGTCAAGACCCCATTCTGCTACCTGCTCCGCATCCCATTCATTTGCAAGTATGTCCCAGTCCCATTCCCCAAAGCCCACGTTGTCTTTGATAATAAACTGCTTTTGTTCTTCCTCTGTAAGATCATGTGCAAAAATTACAGGCACTTCCTTTAATCCTGCTTGCCTACAAGCTTTCAATCTCATGTTACCGCCCAAGACTATCATATCTGCATTCACCACGATAGGCCTAATCTCAAGCATCTTTGGAAAATCTTGAATAGATTTTACTAGCTTGCTGAACTTGTCATCCTTAATTATCCTTGGGTTATTGGGATTGCTTTTGATCTCGGAAAGTTTAACGGTTTTAATCTCCATTAGTCTAGTTTTTCGTTTGCTACCTGTATAGCTTCCAAAGGCTCAATCTCTTTTTCCTCTAGCTGATTAGGGATACCCGCATCGTCTAGTAACTTCTTGAATAGGTAGGCTAGATCAAAGACCCCTTGCTCTTCGTCTTCTAGAGTTATGCTAATTACTTTTTTTGCGCTGTTAAAATTTAACTGAAATTTTGCCATGATATATTTGTTTTGGTTTTAGTTTAATTAATCCATCCACTTGCCATGATTCCTAAGATGCCAAAACCTATGTTTAAGCACTTCAAAAATCAAAGATATAAGACTGTCCGATTCATAGACTCCTGCGCTTACTTCTAGTTTAAATTTTGCCATGATTAAAAAGGTAGATCGTATGTTTCTTCCATTAAAGGTGAAGGAGCAGTAGGCATCTTGTTAACCTGTGAGGTTAAATTTTCTTCCTTTTTGTAATCGTTTAGGGTGATATTCACATCCTTTCCAAACTCATTTGGCTGATCATTAATATTAATGTTGATGTTGAAATACTCCTTTCCATTGTAGGTATAGGTATGCGTTTTTGCTTCAGTCATACAGATCGTAGCGGTCATCCAAGATCCGCTTCTTTTCTTTCCGTTTCCAAGTCTTATTTTTGGTTTGGTGTCCATTTGGTTTTATGTGGTTTTTGGTTTTCTTCCTCTTTTCACAGGTGCTGTTACCCCTTCTTCTTGTGCTACTATTTCTTCAGCAACTACTTCTTCCTGATCCCTGTACCAGGTTGTATGTTCTGTGTTAGTGTACCACCCATAAAGGTAGTTAACTAACTCCATGCGACAGCTACTGCACCAATGGCTGAAATTGTGCGTTTTATTTACATAGGTAGTGTATAAGTGGATTAATTCCGTGTAAACATCCTTTTCGTAATTACGGATAAATGCGTGCTTCTTGTAGCATTCGTACAGAGGCATATGCTTCTTGAATAATTCTAAATCTTCCGGTGTCATAGTTCAAATTTGTTAGTTAGGTATTGCTCAATCCAAAGGTAAATAAATGGGACTGCGCTGCTTATAAATATTGCAGAAAGCAAATCCGTTTTTAAGACTAGATAAAACAGGCTGATCCAAAAGGACATACAGAAGGAGCAGCTAAAAGGCTTGACAAGTTTTCGCTTTGTAAACTTAGTAAATAGGGCAGGAATATTTATGATGTAAAAGTACAGGAGGGTTAACCCCACCGACCCTAGTAAACCAACTGCGATTTGATACATGATCTAATTTTTTTAATGGTTATAAAAATTGAAGTGTGCGGGATGCCTGTTTGCTTTGATACCTTCCGAACGCTTCCTAGTTCAACATACATTCGAAGTATTTCCTGATCGTACCAATACAATCCCTGTACTATTTTGCTGATTCCATCCGCTACCTCTTGACTGTTATCTATCTGCTGTTCTTCCTTTACAAATTTCATTATATCTTCAACGGGTACAAGGCTGCCGTATAGCCTGCCAAACTTACCGTATTTGCTGTTAGTTTGATTGCAGCAGATACGAACTATCCAGAATTTAAATACCTGCTTCCCTTTTGCCTCAAGTTCCTGCAATTTACTTTCATCGTATTCTAAGACGATAACCGCTACCTCCTGCCTCAAATCTTCCCATAGGTCTTTGCCTATGTTCTGAAATACATATTTGAACTCCTGATCGTATAGCCACCCGATCGCTTTCATTTCAGGCTTATTACTTCCCCTGTAGGTTGCCCTGCGAAATCACAAAGCCATCCATTCCATTCAAATTTAATCTCTTTCTGTCGACCGTAATATGAGGCAGCTAGCATTCTTATTTGCTTCTGTACGATCTCAATGTTTTGAAAGCTGCCTTTTCCCTGATTAACCCACTTAGACCATTCCCCGCTTGAAAGCCTGTAGCGGATCTCAAGAGAATAGTCTAGTTTGGATTTGGGAAACCCTCTAGCCATTCCTTTCTTTGATAACTACTTCTAATCCTATAGCCTCACAGATCATTCTAAGATTAAAAAGGCTTATAGATTCCCATCCATTCTCAACCTGATTGATTGGCGCATGGCTGATGCCTAGCTTTGCGCATAGTTGAAGCTGAGTATATCCGCTTTTCTTTCTTGATTTTCTTATAAGTAGTCCTTCTTGTACGCTCATTTGGTTTGTTATTTATTCAAATATAGGATTAAAATTAATATCCTATTTTTATAGGTGAATTTTGTCTAAAAAGGTAGCATTTTAAAAATCCCCATGTGAATAAAATCTTCACCTTTTTTAACTAAGCACTTCCTTACATTCAATTCAAAGACCATTTTGTCATTAAAACCGTACTTTTTCTGCGCTAAATCTAGCAAAAGTTTTATAGGGTTGTCTAAATCACTAGCCGAATTGCTAAAGCCAAAGAAAAATTCAATCCGCAGCATCTGATCTTCAGCAACTTTTCCCGCAGGCATGCTCAGCAAGATCTCTTTTTCATACTTTTTGTATGCAGGTGTCTTGAATCTTTTGCCTTGCCATGCCAGATTTACTGAAAGGGGCTTTTGATTTAGCTTAAATTGAATCATTTGCAGGCCTTATAAACAAAATCCATTACTATCGTAACCGCTGCTACAATAAAAATGAACCACAGGCCACAGTCAAAGTCAAAAGTGATCAGCGCAAAGCAAGTGAGCATGGTAGTTTGGATGCTAAATAGGTCCTGCTTTTTAGGTGTTAAATTTTCGATTAGATTTTTCATATCAATTTATCTAGGTTTTTATTTTCTTTAATTGATTCTAAAACAAATAGCTTCCAGATCTTATTCTTTGACTTCGCCCCTACGGTGACTTCATCTATATACCTAGTGCTGATCCTTAACTCCCTACGAACATCCTTTTCAATGTCTTCGACTGGATACTCCCAAGGCTTTAAAATGCCTTGCTCTTGGAACTTATTAAACCAATTCCCACCCCACTCAGCTAGGTCTTTGCAGTACCCGCTTTCCTTTGCACTTTCATAGTTGTCCCTAAATATCTGCTTTCCGATCTCTATCCATTGCGCTATTTCTTCCTCTGTAGGTTCACGATTTACCCGATTCATTGCCTGTACCTCCTGTATGATTTGGCTCTGGTGGTGCGCATAGTATTGGTTGATCCATACGCTCACATTCTTTTCGTTCACATGGTAGAAGTCCCCGTACTGCCCCCGCATCCCTGCGTGCAGAATGTAATCTACTCGGCTTTCGTTCATCCATCCAAATCTTTTAAACAGATTGTTAAGGCAGTCAAGTAATTCATAGGCATCACTTTCTTTGTATTCTTTGAATTGCTTTAATCCGCAAACAAATTCCATTTTTTGCAGGTGTTTTAAAATTATTTCTCTCATTGGTTCGATTGATTATTTTTTTCTTTTTCTCTTAGTAAATCCTGATACATATCCGCAAATATGTTTTTGCTTTTAGGCTTTTCTTCTTTCGCTTTTTGAATATAGCTTTTAAAATTGTTTTGAAGAAATAAATTAAAAGAATTTTCCGCTTTGCTAATAGTCATTGATTCTCCTTCTTTTAAAGTTG